ACCCCATGTGCTCGAAAGTCGCTATCTATGGCAAATCTTTGGCTGTCAAATTCTATTCTTTTTGCTTGGGATACGGTTGAGTAATCAGCGGCCTTTAAAATCATTCGGACCTTTCCTTCTGGGAGAAAGATCTTAAGTTGTGAGTTTGATTGGCTGTCGGCAAAATAGTCTTCGGGATAATTCTTTCCGTATAAAATTCGTGCGGAAACAGTGGAGGATTGAGGTGTATAGGTTATAGGGGTTGTCGCTCCGGCGTTCCCGTAAATAGTATTGTAAGATTGGCTTGGTGTAGAAATGGTGATAACAGCATCTTTATAAACTGTTACATTCCGTGCAAAAGTATCGTGGAGGTCGTCCATTGCGTCATTACACGTAGTTTTTTCTGCAGTAGTTAAAAGACTTGCCATACTATTATTATACACTTTTATTTTTTTTTTTAGAAAAAACTTATTTTAAAAGCATAATTTATAAGATATGAAATCTATTTATAGCTTTACGGTTCATTTAGTTGAGGAAGTTGACGAAACAACCAAAGAAAAGAGAAAAAACAAGGAAACGGGAAAACAGGAAGAGGTTGAGGTCACCAAAAAAGTCAAGAAAAAGGTTCCCCACGAGATTGTTTTAAAGGAGCCGGGACGGCGGCAACTAGAAGATGCGGATATGGAATACTCTATTGAAATTAGCAGATGTGTTAAAAAGGGCATCTTGACAAAAGCCATGTTGGCCAAAAAGTACTCGGATACGGGGGGAATTCTCACTGAGAAAGACGCGCAACGTTTAATAGATTTATACGGAGAATTAGCAGAGCTCGAGAGAGAGGCCTCTACCCTAGGTATAAAAATAGGGGATAAGATCCCAGTAAAATCAAACGACAAATCTAAGGAAATCCACGGAAAACTCGCTTTAACGCGCCGAGATATTGTTAATCTCGAATCTTCTTATCAAAGCTTGTTTAACCATACTGCCGACATTAAGGCACAAAATCGTGTGATTTTATGGTATATAGTCAACTTAACATATGTAAAAAAAGAAGGTGATGAGAAGCTTCGTCCGCTTTTTGAGGGTGATACTTTCGAAGAGCAGGTAGATGATTATTACGATCAAGACGAAAGAGGGGATGATTTATTTGGGGTAACGCATCCTAAGTTGGCTGCGTTGATAAGTTATTGGTATTTTAGCGCTTCTCCAACTAAAGAAGAATTTGATAACTTGATCAGTGAGATCCAAACCAAATAAGGTTAATTATCGTTATTTGTTTAGGGATGTTGTTCTAGGGTTTTGTGAAATAGACCTCGAGGGGAAAACCCTTTTTATTAAGCACTTGTCGACCTTAGATCAGGTTGACTTAGAGGTTTTAGAGGAAAAGTTTTTTACCAAAGCACAAACTCGCGGTTTACCAACTGAGCAAGAAGCCCTTGAACGCCTTCAGGATGAAGAAATGTGGACTAAGGGCGATGAAGCTAAGGTCAAAAGACAGGAGCAATACGTCGAGGGGGTAGAAAATGCACGCAAACAACTTTACCTTAAAACGGAACTTGACACCAACGAAAAACAACTAAAAGAGGGGCGCGACAAACTAGCAGAGCTTTTGTTCGACAAAGAGAAGTTGATTGGACAAACGTGTGAAAAATATTCACGAAATCGGGTGAGCGACCATTATATCTTAAAGTCTTTTTTCAAAGACAAAGGTCTTACCGCTTTAAATTACACAGACGAGGAAATGAGCGAACTTCCTATGACGGAACTGAAAACTCTCACGGAAGCGTATAATTCACATCTGGGCTTATTTACTGACAAAAATGTTCAAGATTTGACGTTGCAGAACTTTTATGCTCCTTATTTTCCGTTTTGTGACAGTGTGATGAATTTTTTTAATAAGCCGCTTTTTCAGTTGTCATCTACCCAAGTAAAGCTAATAGTATTCACACGTATGTTCAAAAATATATTTGAAAATTATCCAAAAATCCCGGAATCTATACGTCAAGATGCAACCAAAATTATTGATTATGTCAACGCACAAGACAAAGCAAAAGATGCCCTAAGTAATCTAGACAAAGATGGTGCTTCGACTGTCATGGGGGCAACAAAGGAAGACTATGAGTATTTGGGACACCAGCAAAATCCTCAAGGACGCTCCCTTAGTTCCATGTTAAAGGCAAAAGGAGGTAAAATGGATATGAACGATTTAATGGAAACGATGACATAAGGCGAACAAACATTTGAAAAAAGTGTATATTTTATTGATAGTGCACTATGATCAAACTCGACGCCATCATTAATGACAAGAAGCTTCTCACCTCTATCCAAAAAGGCGTAGATACTTTTAATAAGTCTACATCAGGCAGAAGCAAGCTTAATCTTAAGATTAACGAAAAAGGGTTTCGTCAACCGTTGGGCCGCATAACGGGAGACTTGGATAAATTTGAATCTGCATTAGCGGCTTCCAATGCTCGTGTTATTGCTTTCGGCGCATCTACTGCCGTCATTGGTGGAATGACTAAAGCTTTTAAAGAGTTAGCGCTCACCACCATAAATGTTCAAAAATCATTTGCTGACATCAATCGTATCCTAAATGTGAGCAACAGGGAGTTCGACCAATTTTCCACTCAGCTTTTCAACATAGGCAAGAGGACAGCTACTACTTTTGAGGATTCTTCTAAGGCAGCGCTTGAGTTTGCGCGGCAGGGCTTGAGTCTTAACGAAACCTTAAAACGTACCGCTGACGCGTTAACTTTGGTGCGTTTAACTGGAGTTAATGCGGACAAAGCGGTGTCCTCACTGACAGCGGCGGTCAATGCTTTTCAACATACTTCTATTTCCACCACTGAAGTACTAAACAAATTTGTAGCAGTGGAAACAAAGTTTGCTGTGTCTGCACGAGACTTGATGGAAGGATTGGGTCGTGTGGGTTCAGCCGCAGTCGATGCAAAGGTAAATTTTAATGAATTGAACGCTATGGTTGCGGCCGTGCAACAGCAAACGGGTCGAGGTGGTGCGGTTATAGGTAACGCTTTAAAAACTATTTTCACGAGGTTACAACGAAGAGATACGTTGACGGCTCTCGAATCCTATGGAATAGCAGTGAGGAATATTGAAGGGCAGACGCGCCCCGCCATGGCCATTTTACAAGATTTTGCAAAAACCTATGATACTCTTGCTGACTCGAATAAGGCTTACTTAAGGGAACAGGTGGCTGGAGTGTTTCAGGCAAATATTTTGTCCGCTATAGTTAAGGATTTAAACAGTAATACACAGGTGTATAACAGGGCTTTGACGGTATCGGCAGGTGCTACCAATGAAGCCGATATGGCTAACGCAAGGCTTAACAAAACACTAAGCGCTTTATTGTCCCAAACTGGCACAGAACTAATAAGACTTCAAGAAAACATAGGAAAAATCACCTTTGAACCAATAGCTAAAGGTTTGTTGGGTCCATTTAAGGGCTTAATAGAAGGAATAAATAATCTTGTTGATGGTGAGGGTTTAGGTTCGGAGATTGCAAACGGACTATTAAAAGGAATACGCAATGTTTTAGCTGGACCCGGATTGGTGGGCGCTATTGCTATTATTGGCTCCACTGTTATTAAAACCGTCGGGTTTATGGCAAAGGCTCTTCCAACCCTAGTGGGAATTACGACCCAAGTTCAGAAACGAGCCAACCTTGAAACTACCATTAGCGGGATGCTGGCTTCGGACGCAGGGCTAACAAAACAAATTGCAGCCAACGAAGGCAAGGCCGCCGTTCAAGCGGGTATTTTATTAGGAGCGGCTCAGAAGGCCGAAACAGCGTTCGCAGCGGCAGCTCTTACAACAGCGGCAATTGCTAAAAATTTAGCTGCCGCAGGAGTGACCACGAACAAAGCAGGCGCACTAGTGCCTCGTGGTCGCGGAGCATTCGGAAGAGGGGCTGAAGGTTTTATTCCCGGTGCTGCGGGAGAACTAAATGACATACATCGTGGAACCGGAGGAGTAAGTTCGTCGGCCCGTCCAGTTCATCTTCCTAATTTTGCATTTGCAGGGGGGGCTCGCGGAAGTATGATTGCCAATACTGGTGAACATATAGTTCCTAATTATCGAGGAGGAGGATCCGCTATTTTTAACCCGGATATGGTAAGGGCAAACGGTGGTTTACCAAGGGGCGCAAAAAAAATAACAGCCTCGAAAGGCTATGTCCCGAATTTTGCTATAAAGCCCACCACAGCTTTGGGGGCCGGTACTTCACTAGATGCCTTAACAAAAGGCATTATATCTGGTCAGTATTCTGCGATTAATGTCGGCAGAAGTTATGATATCCAAGGCAAAACATATTCGGCTAGTACTATCAATGAAAAAATCTTGGCAGCAAGGGTCTCGAGGGACGCTAAAGTCAAAGGTAAAAAAGACAAAAAGGGAGCTAAAAATGTGTTTTCAATACCGGCCGCGGAGCTTGCGGGAGGGATAGGGGCAATTGTGGGCTTCGCCACTCGCTCACCAGCGGTAGCAGCTACTAGCGAAACTGGATTTGCTCAGCTTATAGCTGGAAAAAAGAGCCCGAACCCGCAGCTAGCAGCCTATCTGCAAAAAAACGCTACGGGGAAAAACAAAAAACGTATACAGCTAACCGGCATACCCGTAGCAGCTCTTAATAGTCTGGGTGGAACGGGCGACGAGAAAGCAAAGCAAAGTATAGAAAGAAGATTTCGGAAGAAACTAAATAAATTTATGTTGCCTGCTTTAAATAGGTATACGTCCAATATATTTAAAGATTTACTAAAGGATGATGGCAAAGCCTTTGTTAAAAAACTCACCGAAAACAAAAGGAACGTTTTTTCTACTTCCGTCGAAGGGGGAATTTTTGAATCAGCCCTTCGGTTGGCAGGACGCAAGTCCAAAGCTTTTAAGGGTGATGACATGGCTCGATTTGATTTTGAAGAGAGCGGGACAATTTCTCCCGCACTTGCTGACACTTTTTTTACAGGGAAAAAAGTAACGCGAGCAGATGCCAAACGGAGCGATACCGCACCAAATATTAAAACCTTAATTGCAAAATCAGTTGGAACCCCAGAAACCGCTAATTCAATGTGGGAGGAACTCGTAAAACGAGGTGCTTCTCCGGTGACGGAGAAGGCGGCTCAGGGTTATGTTCCTAATTTTGCAGCTAGGGGTACGGTGGCAGCAAGGGTACAAAAAGGGAGGAGAGCCGCCCGGAACGCAGAGCAGCTTCAAATTACTACGCAGTCCGGTTTGACCGTATTGGTGAAGGGAATAGATTATAAGATTGTAGGTGGTAAGGCACGTTTTACGGCAGTCGGGGAACAAAAGGCTTTTAGCGCGGGAGGTTTAGAAAGGGGGGGCACATCTTTAATGTTAGCAGATGGTCGTATGGTGTTGTCCAATAAGCCGCTTCACGGGATGGCTGCCATGCAGGCTGGAATTCCCGCCAGTAAAATTGAGAGCCTCGTAGTAGGAGGAGGTTTTCACAATGTAAATACAGGGAGGCTAACTTATACAGAAAGTGATTTTGTTCAGAGTAACAGGTTGCAACAAGTAGCGGGTGGTGCCGGAGGTTATGTTCCTAATTTTGCGAGGACGAGCTTGGCACGGAAGCTGGGTGGCCGTCCATCAACATCAAAAAAAGTGGTTGACAAAATACTGAAGAAATTTGGTATAAGCAAGAGTTACGTGGCTAGTAAGAAAATGGTCGGTAAAATGAAAGATACAGGCTACTCGCTACTAGCAAAGGGGGGCGACAATAAAATTGTACAAGCACTGAATTATTTGGTTCGAAGCTTTACGGTTGGGTCGGCAAAAGGATTACCTATTGCGGCGTTTGTGGCGGATGCAATAGCGAAATACGGTCTTGTAATAATTAGGCGGGTTATGGCGATAGTGAAGAATCTGCAGGCCGGGAATAGTGCTTTAAAAGGTGTACAATGGAAGGAGCAATTTGGGTCAACCGCTCAAGGCGGACTGCCCGGTTTTGCTAGTGGTTATGTTCCTAATTTTGGTGGTCTCGGAGCGGCCATTTCTCGGGAAAAAGGGGCGGGAATCCCTTCTTCGGCTATTCGTATTAGTTCTAGTCCCCGTTTTCAGAACGCACAGAATCCAGCGGGGTTAGCTGTTACCAATACATTGGATGAACCTAGAGGCTTAGCAGATGTTCCTAATTTTGCTGAGAGCGTTAGACAAATGGCGCAATGGGGCGGAGGATTAACCACAACGATAGGCGCGAAGGAGGGCGGTTCTAAGAAAGTCCTCGCGGAAAAAGAAAAGCAATTGGCGCGACAGTTGGATAAAACTCTCAGGGACTATAAAAAAGGCAAAATAAGCCGAGACAAACTTAACAAGACAAGAGAGAAGTTGACCTCGACGATGAAGCTTACGGACGCAGCAGAAAAAAGGGTAGAGAAATCTGTTACTCGGAGAGCGAACGCTGTAGACAAAATGAATGCGAGGGGAGGAGTCGGCTTGATGGGTGGCAAGGGGGCCAAGGCCGGCGGTCCCGGCGGCGGCATGGGAGGTATAATGGCAATGATGCTGGTTCCTATGGCTGGGGGTATGGCCGAACAAGCAGTTGGGGGTCAAGGAGGCGCTGCTATTTCAGGGGCAGCTACGGGAGGAATGATGGGGGGACTTTTGGGCGGTATGACCGGAGCTGCGATGGCCACAGCAGGTGTTGGAGGCGGGTTTATGGCTCCCACTTTTGCGGGGATGAAGGTTGGAGGGGTTGGTGGTCCCGCAGGAGTAGCAGTCGGGGCTGCTATAGGTATAACCATAGGAGCTATAATAGCGTGGAACTCGGCCGCAGAGAGCGCCACCGATAAGCTACAAGCTTTCACCGCGGAACTTAACGCTAGTCTAAGCGGGGCCAACGCCTATGCTGCCGGTCGCAAAGCGATGGACGACGCCACCACAATGGAGCAGTTTGAAATTGCGGCAAATGCGGCTTCGAATGCGTTAATGGCTATTGACGACCCGGGGTTACGAAGAGCTTTAATAGAAAATAAAAATGAATTTCAAGAACTTACAAAAGTAATTCGGGAATACAAAGAAGAAGAGATGAAGCGCATCGTGCTTCAAAAGGGTATAGCCCAGATAACAGAAATGTTCCCCAAACAAGAGTTGTTTACCTCTAAGGCATTTTTAGAAGCGGCCGGAATAAAGGAAGGGACGTTCCGTTATTCGTTCCCCGAGGGCATGGGTCCTGATCCAGAAGGTGCGGGGAAAATCCAACGCAGCCTCGAACAGAAAAGCTTTAATCAGTTGTTACAGTATTTTAGAATGATAGGTACCACCCTTCCTGAGATGGAGAAGATTCAAAAGGCGTTGGCCGGGGGGGAACATGGATATTTGGGCAAAACGGTGGGGGGGGGGGTCAAGTTGCGCAAGAACAAATTTTCAGCAATTTAAAGGCGCTTACGAAAACAGATAAGCAGGGCATTGAGGTGCCATTAATAGAACACGATATGGCTAGGGCGTTGGCAGACATGATGGGAGCTTTAGATCCCGGGGCCGCTTTCGAAGTCTTTGAAAGTAAAGAGCAATTTAATAAGGCAATGCTGCTGAACGCTGTAAGGACTAATATTGTTTCCCTTTACGCGGGGGTTCTAACGCGGAGCAAGGAGGAAATAAGTGAAATTGCGCGGAGGAAAGAGCAAAAGTTTATATTCATTGACCAGTTTAAAAAAATAGTTACAGAGGTAGATCAGGCTATTATAGATAGCGCTCGTATTACAAGAGATGTGGCTTTTCAGGTTACTCGCCGCACAACCAGAACGAAAGCGCGTAGTGAGTTACTAAGAAAAGGACGTAGTGCTTTCGCTGGGCAAAGGGAAGCCTTTGATGTAAGCGCGGGCAATTTAGCTCTTCGAAGAGAGGATATGGCTAACCCTATTATCATTGCACAAAGTCGGGCGCTGTCGGCTTTAATTGCCGAGATAAATCAAAAAGGTGGAGCAGGAGGGGTCAATTTACAGGAGTTAAAGACAGGACTGATGGATCCTTTGCGTGGTGGAAATATTATGGAAGTCGTAGGGGCGCTGCGTGAACGTTTAGCGTTGCCTCCAAAAGAAGCCGGAGGTCTTGCGGATCAGGCTGTTCGTACGCGAGCCGAAAATATGGCTCGTAATTTAGAAGCGGCTTGGGGTAAAGCTGGTCAGGTTCTTGACCAGCAACAAAAGGCTCTTCTTGATGAACATAGAATTAATATAGTACGAGAGGAAATCCTAAAAGCGGAAAGAGATATTCAAAACCAAAAAAATGAATACTTAAGTGGCCTAAAAATTCAACAAGTTAAAGAAGAGGTACGCTTAAAGAAGCAATTAAGTGCACTCACAATGCAAGGTAAAGATCCGCGCACCACTCGAGGCATGACGCTATTGGAACAACAATCCTTCAGGTCAAATCTGGAAAGACAAAAAATTGTTGCTCAACAAGAGTCTGAGAAGACACAATTAGATTTAGACCTCCGAGCTAAAAAGGCAGCAATAGAAGCTACTTTTTTGCTCAATAAGAGTACGTTGAGCCTTGTGGGCTCTAATGTGAAACTATTTGATCAGCTTGAGAAACTCAATCGACATCTTGGTGGAACACCCACTACTACGGACGGTGGTACAGCTACTACTACGGACGGTGGTACAGCTAAAACGACACCACCACGTCTTGTGAGCGATCCTGCCAAGCGGCAGTCAGGGTTCATGTCGCCGTGGATCGGTGGTGACCGGGGCTCCGCCCCGTGGTCAAAAGGACAGCCCGGGCCCTCATTTGCTCCAATACTACCAAAGGGCGATGTGTCAGTAGCCGAAAGGAAGGCGATGATGCCGCCGCGCACCGGCGCACAGGTCGCCGCCGATGACAAGCAACTCGCTGCGGCTCGAGCGGCATTTGCCGAAGGCCGGGGTCTCGCCAAAGGCGATAAGCGTAAGCTGGGGACCTTCATAGGGCCGACACCGGGGATGATGAAATTGTGGGAGGAGAGCAAGAGGTTCGAGGGAAAGGACCCGACGATCGAGAGGTTGTCTCCTGTGCTGATCAAAACGGAGAGTATGGCGGAAAAGCGAGAGAAGATAGAAAGCAACATAGCTAAAATAATAGAAAAGATCGTAACTTACCGAAAAAAAGGCCTTAATTTCTTAAAGAATGACAAATCCGAAGCCGAAGGTTTAACTGACGAATTAGAAGAGCAAATAAAACAATTTAAGAGGCTCGAGAAGGAACAAAAAAAGGCTAGACGCATAAGGGCAAAAGGGGGATTGGGTATTTTTGATGATGAAGCTGCTCAAGACGTAAAGTTGCTCGGCCGTAAAATAGGCGGCAAAGGTTTTGGGGAAGGTTGGGGTGGAGGTATGCAAAAGGTTAAGGAGGACTCGGAGACCATATTTAATTTGCTAGGAGAGCGCTTACCTGTTCAGTTGAGAGATGGTTTGGTCACGGCTATGGAAGCTGGTTTGGATGGAGCTCAGAATATCGGTGATGCCATGAGAGCTATGGCCGTTGATGTGTTGAAAATGATTCGCCGCGCTTTTTTACAGAGGATGGTCAGTAATGTTGTAGGGGCTCTTCCCGCGGGTCCGACGGACACATCGGAGCAAATTGGAGGATTAATTCGCGCTCAAGCAGGACTCTTTGTTCCCGGGAGTGGAAGTGGCGATAAGGTTCCCATTATGGCGGAACCCAAAGAATATGTGTTGAATAAAAACGCGGTGGCGGCCTTGGGCGGTGAACGGGCTTTAGATAACCTTAACTTTAATGTGGCTCCTCGTTTTGGGGGACGCATGGCTTTAAACGAAGATCCCTTGAGCAGTAGGATGAGTGGCCTTTATTATGCCACTGGTAGTCCAGAGTTGGATGAATTATTGCAGAAAATGAGAGAAAAAGAGGAAGAACGCAAAGCTAAAAAAGCAGAAAAAAGAGCTCTTTGGACCAGCTTTGCTACCATGCTTGCTAGCGCAGCCGTATTTAAGGGAATGGATGTGGCAGGCAAAAAGTGGAAAACACACAAACAACTCAAGGCGAGCGAACATATCTATGGGCCCGGGGGTCCGGGATCGGCCGCAGGTCCACCTATTCCGTCCACACTGCGCGCGGATACGGGCGAGTGGCCTAAGCAAATGGGGGGCGGCGTAGTTAGACGCTATGGTCTTGGTGGAGGTTACCAAGCGGGAGGTGCTGTGCGAGGCCTTTCAGGGCCATCTTCTAATACAAACAACATTAGTATCAATATCTCTACTGGGTCGAACAATGAAACAGGTAGGAACGCCACCGCTCAGCAAGGTGGACAAGATATAGACTCTGATAACGGTAGTACTTCCAAAGAATTTGCGCGAAGAATATCAGATGCAGTCAAGCGTGTTATTGTTGAGGAGCAACGAGTCGGTGGAAGTTTGAGTCCCGGAGCTAGGAGAAGGTAATGGCAAAAAACGCAGTACCAAGTTATGAACAACAATTTTTCGTAAACGGTACGGGCTTGTCTGGTATTCGGGATATTAGTGCAGGTTATACTGTGCCAGAAGAAAGGGTAGACGCCTTAGGGGCTGGGTTTGTGCGAAACATTTATGCTGGTCCTCTACAGGGCACCATGTCTTTTGCTAGAGATATTTTGTATGATGACCCTATTTTAAGATTTACGGGAGAGTCTCCACTTTCAGGTACTTTAATATATGACACTGAGTTAGACGGAGGAGGGGAGAAGGTATTAGGCTTTAATACAGGTTATTTGACAGATTATAGGGTGAACTGCAGTGTTGGAGATGTGCCTACCGTAGATTGTTCTTTTGTTAGTTTTGGGCGGTTTGGAAGCGGTATTAGGGGAGGGGATTTAGACTGTTCTGGACAAGCCCCTTATTCTGCTGTTGATTTTCAAAAAGAATATTTTGCATTTGCTAATCAAGGGTCTATCGAATGTGGTTTGAATCAGTCTGGAACAAATAGGGTTACACAGGCTGCACAAAGCTACGCAATTCAAAGAGACCCTGTTTATGATCTTTCCCAGAAAACTGCGTCCGATTTAACAGGAGGTGCTGGCTTTGTGCCAGCTGAGGTGCTTACACATTACCCTATAGAAGTAAGAACAAATTTTACAGTAGAAGTTGACGATTTCGAAACGGCCAATATTATGGATACAATACGAAGTGGTCATTATGAAGCAATCGACTTAAAAATCCACAGAAGTGAGGGCCTAGGATACCCCGGGATTATAAAAGATCAGGTGCTTGATCCACTGAAAGATGACAGCTCAAACAATTTAAATGACAATGGATACAGAACGTTATATAATTTTAGAAGCGTAACGGGGCAACTGGTTTCGGAAAGCATCAATACATCCATTGATGGTGTGTTGAGTGTAAATCTAGGATTCGTAGACTTTTTAAATAAGGAACTTTAATATGGGACAAATTGGTAGTTATACTGAGATGAGCGCCGCACCTGCGGTGGATGATTTGCTTTTTATAGCAGATGCGAGCAACAGCAATCAGATCATGAAGATTCAAACGGACACGCTTCATAGCGCGCCCGTATTTAAAGGAGGAGCCGCAGGGGGAAACTTGTCTCTGGCCGATGGGGATGGGGACATTGGCATAACGCTTGAGGACGGTGGCAATGTAGGCATAGGCAATACAAGCCCTGCTTCCAAATTGGATATTAAGACAACGGTTTCCCCTACGGCCGCCTCACAAGCTCTCCTGAGGCTATATGGTACCGCTAGTGATAGTTATCCTTATATGGAGTTTCGTAACGATGTTCAACGGTTTCAGATTTATGGTGCTCATGGTGGGCTCAATAATGCTTTCACAATATACGATCAAACTAAGACAGCTCATCGTTTGAGCATTTTAATGGATGGTAAAACGGGGATATCCAATATTGCTCCTTCTGACCTTTTGACTGTGGGTGATGCGACCGCTGGGACTACGCCTAGTTTTCGTCTTATGGGGGGCACGCATAGTTCAGGTCCTGTCATAGGTCCTTATAGTGTCTATCTTTATTCTGATGGTACTAATGGTCCCGGAATCGCATCTTCTGACGTTCTGCACATAATGAGAAATGTGTCAAGCCCTAGCCGAAAGACTTATTTTTATTATGATAATGGAGGTACTTATAAATCCCCTTTGGTAGTACTTGCAAATGGAGCCACTCGACGAGTAGGGATCGGAATTGAGAGTCCGGATACCAATCTTCATGTAGAAGGTACGGGCACAATGGTTAAGATTAATGCTACGAGCGGTGACTCAAGCTTTCAGTTGTCAGATTGTTTTTTTATTAATGAGGCGGCGGCAGGTACCTATTTACAAATCAAGGACACTAATAATACTCCAAATCAAGCCAAAGGTATTGTTATCAGCAAAGGCACGGGGTATATCAACATAGGCTCTAGTTGGCAAGACTCTACTACCCCAGATTTTCTTTATCCTTTGGCTATTGGTAATTTGCATGACCAAAGCAGTGACTCGAGAGCAACCAAGACAACCGCAGCTTATATTGCCTCGAGTAGCGCAAGCGGCGTGCGGTTGGCGTTGGTGGCTAATGCTGCCAATAACGATACCGCGGCGATTGGCTATGCTTCTGCTAATCAATTTAATTGGCTAGCTGGTTCTTTTGAAGATACTTCTGTAGAATATTTTGGCATTACAACATTAGGGGGCACAGCTATCACCGCTCCAGATAATACTGTTTTTTATAGTACTTTAGAAACTAATACTGTTTATATAAATGGGGCTACATCAGGAAACGCCAAAGGTGGCGTTAATGCGAGCAACACTCCAGCCGCATTTGGTACCGCGGTTGGTACGGGGAGCGCAATCAATGGATCAGGCCAATACAACGTATCTGCTATTACTAGGCCGTCTACAAATGTTGCCCAGATTACTTTTGTGAATGACTTAGCTGCTACGGGCGATGCAAGTACTTACACAGTTGTAGCTACTGGTTGGGATTCAGGAAACAGTCAGGTATTGTTTGGAGAGGCGACTAGTAAAGCTACGGGAAGTTGCCAGATTACATTTCGTTCAGCAGGTACAACGCCCGATTTATATGCAACTACGGTTACATGGACATGGGCCATATATGGCGCAAAGCATAAAGCTTAAGAATGGCTAAATTCATAAAATATGAAAAAGCATTACTGGAAATTGAAGGCAAAAGCATTTTTGCCGAGGAGGCCACTTTAGGCGTTGAAGCTTCTGTTACTCCTGTCGAAAATATTACAGGCAGTGGACATTAGACTTTACTCATTATTTGACGGGGGCACTTCATCCTTTCCTTGACCCTCTGACTGCTGTAGAATGGACAGGTGAACCATTGCGGGGTAATTTAGGTGGAATTGAATTTAGTAGCGGATATATCAAGAGTCTTTCTTTTTCGGTAAGTCCTTTTCAGCCTATTGCGGTACAATCTTCCTTGGATATTTATGGAGAACTAAGCGTAGAGGTATCGGGTAAAAGCGATAGCGCGATGAGAGGGACCCGGGAGGAGGCTCGTGCAATTGGACATGGTGCTCGTACATATGCGGCTGGTACTGATATAGGCATCAATAACAAGTTAGGATTTAGTTATTCTGTAACGACAGAGCGTAACCCTGTGGTTCCAATTGGAAGCGGCCTTCCAATCAGGGTAACAAAGGAAGACGTAAGAATCAGCGTGAATGTTGAAGGGGAAGATTTGGGGGATGTGTTAACCACGACAGGCTATGAGGCTACCTTAGATATTTACATTCACGATGTATACGCGGACGCAGGTGCTACAGCTATTGGTCGTTTTGGGTGCACTGGGCAAGCCTTTTCTCAAAGCGTTTCGGTAGGAACCAATGGTTATATGAGAGGCTCAATTGGTATATCTCAAGTATATTTAACAGGTAAAAGAACGGTATGATTTTAAATTCTGGAGTAACTACTATTCAAGGCATAGACCCCTTTGCCGTTGGGACCACTTATGAGAAAAATGATATTGTTTATTTTAGTGGTTATAATGTAGGCGCAACTCAAACCACATGTACAGAAGCTCAATCAGGTCATTATTATTATACTGGCAATACAAGTCAAGTTGCTGCGGCTTCCAATACTCCTATTGCTACGACCTCCAACTGGACGCAAGATTTTTATTTTGAGCCATCTTATGGGGCGTCAGTGAATTATAATACGAGCTACTATGGAATAAAATATGGTGATGGCTACTTTAACTTTCTCAATCGAAGTGAAAATGCTTTAAAGGCAACGTTTGATGTTTCATTTGAAAAGCGCACAGATAAGGAGACTAAGGCATTACTGCATTTTTTAGACGATTCATTTAATAGAGGGGAGCGTCCAAGCGGGGGATACACCGGCATAAAATGGACACCGTTTAACCCATATAATATGGAGGCAAGATTTTTTGTAGAAAGTTTTGATCACCAGTACGACTCTCCAGATGTCAATACTGTATCCACTTCTTTTTTCAACGAAACTAAAACCTTAACAGACTGGCAAGCTTTTGCAATTCCGTGGAGCGCTACGCGCCAAGAGTATAATCCAACCGGGGCAGCTTATTATCAGCATGATGCCGTCTTTTTTGAATCAACAAACGCCGCCGACTCCATCACAATGACGCCCCTACAATCTGGATGGTATTATTTCACAGGAGAGGCGCCAACAACAGGAATAAGCTCTGATAATTATAATAGCCCCACTGGAGGGGGAACGCTTTGGACCAAGGATAGTTTTTATTTTGATGTGGGAGCCGGGTTAAATGTCCAACAAAATCCTCGTTTTACAAAACCTCAACTCCAAAACGAGTTTTATATTAGAATGAAGGATGGGTTGAATAAAAATCTGTTGACTTTTTCCCTTCAGCTGACAGGACGAACAGATACGGAGGCTAAGGCCATTATTCATTTTTTGGAACATCATAGAGGCACTGATTTGATTAGGTTTACATTGCCAGCTCCTTATAATTTTTCCAACAAGGTTTTTATTTGTCAGAGATGGAATCATTCATTAAAATTTAAAGACAATAATGATATAACAGTAGAATTTCTAGAGTTTCCTATAGATTACCTAAAAGCAGAGGATGAGTTTAACACTTTAATTACTGTGGTTAACCAGCCTGTGTTGGGAAGTGTCGGAGCGGCTTCCACTAAGGAAAGGCCAGAGAATAGCGAGTTTGTATCGAACACGGGTTTATCCACCTACGTTGCAACGGGATTTTCCATGCGGACAGGGTTTTATTTGACTAACAGCGGTCGATACTCCATTGAAACGCGGATAGAGCGTAATGATGCTTTTAAGGCTTTTGAATTTCCTAGTGGAATAAACAAACCCATACCGATTCCTCCCGGCAAAAATGCTTTTATTCCGTTTTATTTTAATGGGATTATGGATAATATTTCCGGGCCGCAGGCAACAACCGGACCTTTTTCCGACGGAACTTACACCACATCTCTTTCTATTACTAGTATCAGCGAGGGAGATGGGGTGGCAGATATTAGCGGGCCAATTACGCTGGGCATAACTGGATATGTAACGGGACTTGGAGCCGGGAATCCGTTTAGAGGGATTGTAGATGATAACCCGGGGAACCCCGAGAAATTTTTAATAAAAACAGGACTGTATGATACAAGCTCAGGCTACCCGAGGAATTTTTTAATATGGCGCGTGCCTGAAAGCGGCTACTATACGACCCGATACAATATACAAAACTCAGAAGATAACAGTAACTGGACTGGCGTTGATTATGATAATGTAAATTATCGTTATATTACTGATACCTATGGGACCGATACCGTAGAGACTAATTTGTACACTGGAGCAATGGTGCCTCCCAGCCTTATCACAGAGGCAGGAGATGGCGCACCTTTAAAGGATCCGCTAAATACGGGAGTACGCCAACCAAGTTCTTATATGCACACTGGTTTTCTTGGGTTTAATAAAGATTACTATTATAGAATGCGAGCAGAGCTTGAAGGTGTGGCGGGAAGCGTAGGGCATAATTCCATGTGGGTGTATGGTAGCGGAACCAATGACCTCAACCAAATAGTGTCTGAAGACGTCGAAACAGGGTTAACTGCGGGATCTGTTACTTATACACAGGATCGCATTAAAATTCCTACCGGGCCAAAACAGCCCTTGGTGATATATTTGGATAATGGCGAAACAAATGTTAATCTTAGCGGCAAATTTGATCAGGCGCTTATAGGCAGAAATATGGTTGAGCAAACCCTTGTGTCGCCGGGGTATTATGTAGACACCAAAGACCCAGAAACCGGAATATATGGTGAGAATTTTACAGGCGTTCAATATATAGTACGAAGCAATCATCTTATTGGTGCCACTACAACAACCCAAGATATGAGCGTGACCCTAAGTAGTACTTTGGCAGATGCAGCGACCACTATGTCGATGAACCCTGTGACCACTCTTCTTGAAAACGGGGATATTGTTTATTTTGGAAACGATACTTTCACGTTAAGCGCTGATGCTAGCGCGGGAGATATATCTGTTGCCGGGACCGCCGTGGTAGTCTCTACGTTAGCCGTCGGAACCGTGGGTACTTGTAATACTAATTTAGGTGCTATTGAAAATGGTTATCAGCTTATTACTGGGGTGGTGCAACCAGCGGACGCGGGGCCAAGTAACCCTAATACCCTAAAGCCTTTGGCAGAAACTCCCACTCTTCTCATCATGAAAGAGGGTTCTGCTATTGCGGGTAAAGGAGGAGGCGGGGGCAATGCGGGCTTTACTTTTGTTACTACCGAGAAAGTAAACACTCTTGATGCGAACAAGCCTGAGCTGCAATATATTGTAGGCAAATCTATAGATCCCTCAGAAGGCAAAAAAGGAGGCGACGCTGTTCGTATTACCCATAAAGATATTGCTAAGTTTGAGATAAAGAAAGATTATTCGGCTCAGATTTTAGGAGGAGGAGGGGGAGGGGGTGCTGGTGATCGTCTTAATTCGCAGCAATCACTTAAAGTTAAGGTTGGTAACTTCGAGGCACCTGTAAGGACTTCAAGGAGTGGTGAGGAGTCAAAAAATTGGTACAATATAGTTAAGCAGGGGCTAACTGCCGGTGACGAGTGGGAACTCGAACAACTGGGCGAGATTCAGAGGGGTGCCTTTGTCTTTAATCCGTTTTTGGGCAATAGCGACACGTGGGTGCCGATCACCTCAAAACTGTCATACATGTTAGCGGATAACATTTTTGGGCTGCATTATGGTGGCGCAGGTGGGGGTGGGCAGGGTTTCAGTAGCAGCATAGTGGATCCCATAATTATTTCCAAAGGCGGCAAAAGAGTGGAGGTTAAAGGGACGAATGGCTCCGAGTCAGAGGTTACAGTTGAACCCCTTGAGATTCAAAATGGAACATTGCAAGCCTTTGGGGCAGGGCAAGGTGTTAGTATTCCTATGAAAGAAACTTATGGGGGTAGTGGTGCTATTTTTGGGGGCCTTGGGATGACAGGGCAACAAGATGGCGGAGGTGATCCATATTCACTTGATAAGGGTAATTCAGGGGGGAGACTAGGAGGGGTACCGGGGAAGGCTATTCGTATTCTCGATTATAGCGGTACAGCTCATTACACACCAACAAATTTTCGAAATAAGATGCTGTTCATCGGGCCCAGATTCTTTGATCCTTCGAATATAGAGGGGTTGGTGGCGCAGTTTGATGCTCAAGATACTTCTAATATTGTAGACGTTAGTGCTGGGGCCATTGAGGATAACACAGGTGTTGGAAAATGGACATCTAAAAATGATGCTAATGTTTACCTCCAGCAAACCAGTGCTGGCTCAACCCCTACGTTCTTTGGGGGCACCTATGCCACCGGAACCGCGACACAAAGCGGTAACACCGTTACGGGGGTAGGGACAACATGGGGAGCGTGGATGGTTGGCATGACGTTTAATTTTACCGGAGTATCTGCTAGCGCCGGGTTAATAACAGCGTTTACTAGTGTTACTCAGATGACGGTGACTGTATCTCAGGCGGTGGGTGTTGCTGAGGGCTATAAAGTTGAAGGCTCTAACCAGCCTTCGGCAACAGCGAGCAATCCTTCGCCTTTGAATGATACATATTTTAATGCTAAAAATTATGTTTACTTTTATCCCACTGCGGCTAATGCGGCAGATTATTTTGAGTTAGTGGGTGCTACGGCAAACGACATAATAGTAGACGAAAACGCCATAACAGGGACAACCTCTCTAAAGGTTGCTTCCTTGGGGATTGGATTAGCCAGCGGGACGGTGATTTATTTTGAGAAAGGCAGCGAAACCTCAACAAGAAGCAAATTTGTTTTGAGCAGTTCCGCCGCGGCTTCTGGATCACAGGTGACTTTAACGGGTAAGCTTTATACCACAGGATCAGCGGCAACTACAATAACGAAAGGTACTAAAGGGTGGACCAAGCTTTCTTCTATAATGAGTGGTTTTGAAGTTTTTTACATGCTCTACGCGGACAAGTGGAGCGTTGTTGAAGAAAAAGGTGGCTCTGGGCTTGTTTTTGCGGGGGGCAAAGGGAATTTGACTCCTACGTATAAAACCGGTTTTACGCGTTTTTCTGACCTTAATAGTCGACATATGTCTCAATATTATGGTCGTGAAACAGATCTGGTTCAGGAAACTATGGGCTTAAAAGGAACTGATATGTTTCAGTTTAGAGATTGGGCTATGTCTGATAATCCGGATAAATTGCCTGTATATCGAGCATGGTCTTATAACTTAAGAGCTACTCGCGCACAAGCATCCCTTATCTATCGTACTAGAAACGAAGGGAACCCTATGGGGCAGGAGAGTTTTGCGGGCAACACTTTTAATTTTATGTCTACCCCAATTATAGGGGCAAGCCAAATTGACGCCACCCAACAAGTTGGTTTTCAGGGAGCTATAGCGGAGATTTTGATATATAGCCGCACTTTGACTGAGACGGAAAGGGTGTGTGTAACTGGCTATTTAATGAATAAATATTTACACATTAAAACAACAGAGCTAGGAACACGAGCAGATCTGATTCGCTCTAAGACGAACATTTATGGGGCTGATAGGAATGGGTTTGCCGGACCTATTTATTTTAAATAAAAATGTCAACACAAGCACACAATCAATCAATAAGCGACCTTCTGCCAGATACAATTATAGAGTTGTACGAGGTGGAACTAGGAGGGTCAGATGGTATCAAGAGGTTTCACGCGGGCAAGTTAATTGAAAAAGATATTGTTTTATCGGAAGTGACCGACGCTGGCGTTAGGATTCCGCATACATACTTTTCTATACCTTTTGAGGTTGATGGGTTTGAGTCGAGAGGGGACGGCCAGCTCCCTAGGCCCAAATTAACGGTAGCTAACCCCAAGGGCGTTATTACAGATTTAATTAAGCGGCGCGACGATTTGGTGGGGAGTTTGTTTAAAAGAGTACGAATTTTTCTTAAGTATATAGACGAAGAAAATTTTCCAGATGGTATAAACCCATTTGCCACTTCCGATCCAAGTTCTCGTTTTGACGATGATATATACGTATTCAATAGAAAGGTAACTGAAAATAAATATATGATTGAGTTTGAGCTTGTTTCGCCTTTGGAGATGGAGAATGCTAAGCTCCCGGCTCGTCTCATGATTGCTAATTATTGTCCTTGGCATTATAGGGGACTAGGGTGTAAATATGGACAAAGGGGGAATATGCTGGGGCCTGTAACCTTATCTAAACAAGGTGCGGCGTATTTTTTGGAAGAGGAGGCGGCGGCACTCAACCCGGATGGCACAGAACGCGGGGACGAAAACAATCTTGTGGCTAATCTGGGGATAGCTGTAGCAGATGAGAATGATAAACAGTTTGTAGGTTATGGTGGTTATGATCTCGGTAGGCTTAATTGGGCTTATGATTATGACCATAGTGGTTTTACTACTGTAAAAACGGGGAGTTCGGCTAATGACGAAGTTACATCAATTAATGTTGGGACTACTGTTCAGATTAATAATGGGAGTGGTTATGCTAAAGGAGATTATACACTCAGTGCACTGACGGTTGATGCAATTTCTAGGATAATTTATGCGGGGCAAACCATAACATTTACTGGAGGAGGGGAATTAGAGGTATCTGCAGACGCTAGCAGTGGTGCTACTTCTATTTTTGGTACCTTATCAGTTGGGCCTGTGGCGGATAACGAGGTTGGAAATGTTGGTATCACGGCTAAAATATCACGAGGTAGAACGATTAAATTTAGCGACGGTTCTTTGGTGGCACTAAGCGCAACAGCTGCAAAAGACGCCACTTCTATCGCCAGTGCGACCGTTGATTATAAAGGCACTATAGGGGAGATAAAATACGGTGGTTTAAGAACTCCCACCACAGGGGGCACGCTAGCTGCAGGCGTTGTTGGCACCGTAGGTTATGTAGTGGGTGATATGGTGCGTGTGAAGCCCGAAATGCCTACGGCTTTTACGAAACCGGAAAGTTCGACGGTGAATCCGGCGGTCTCCTTAGATAGGTTTTTTGTGTGCATCAAGGATCATTATACAGCGCAAGATCCTCGCTATAAGAGTGAATATTGGCGAGAAGATCAATGTGGCAAAACTTTGTTTTCTTGCAGGTTGAGGTATGAGGAATTTGCCGAAGATAAGGGTTTGCCTTTTGGGGGTTTTCCATCAATTGAAGCTTATCGATACACCAATTAAATTAAATTTTTTAAAACTTATAACACGCGTTTCTTTGTTAAATGGTAGTGAAATATGTGGATTAGGCGCAAAAAACAGTTTATTTTTTTTTAAAAACATAGCCCCCGACAAGAAAACTGGTTTTTTGATAGATCCGCTAGATTATTTTCATGTTTTTGAGAGGTCTAAATTAGATTTTTGTTTCCATTCGCATCCAGAGGGTTCTTGTAAGCCCAGCTCAATGGATGTGGAGATGTCGCGCAACGCGCTTATAGATTTTTTGGTTTTTTCTGTGCGGGATAAAAAGTTTTCACTGTATAGCCCTGTTAGAGAAGAAACGATTTATTTTTCCATTTAAAAGTGTATAATGTAGTGTGGTTACCGTATTTCTAGAGGGTCAAATAGCAGCTGGGTTAGAGAAGCGGTGGCGCCTCAATGTTCGGACGGTAGCAGACGCTTTGAGAGCCATACATGCTAATACGGGGCATTTTTTGGGCACCGTTATCAAGCATAAAAATCATTATGTAGTTATGGTGGACGGCCAACCATTGGAAAATACCACCTCTTTATACAAAAAAGTTAAAAAAAGCATTTATCTTATTCCAATCATAGCAGGGGGAGTTGTTTATTGGCCTGCAATCAAGGCAGTTATGGGATATTTGATTAAGCATTGGGCAGCTTATGCGGCGTGGGGGGAAGGGGTACAACTATTGGTTGCTGCGCTAATTGTATTTGGGGGATATGCTTTGATTTCTTATGGAATACATTTGCTTGTGGAATCTCTTATGGGAAAAAACGATCCTGACACGCTATCGACAAGCAGCTATGTGTTTCGTGGGCCTCAAAATGTAACTGATCAAGGAAACCCTGTTCCTATAGCTTATGGGAGGCTACTGTCTGGAAGCAAGGTAATTTCAGTATCCCTCAGTAGCGCGGACAAGTCTAATGACAGTTTTATTAGAGAAGGGCTTAAGTTTAGCGCAACAAGCACAAACTTAAAAGAAGGAGGCGCCATGGTAACGCGAGCAATATTATGACTACGATAAGAATAGAAGGCTGGCTTGGCGAGCTATTAGGAAAAAAATGGGACTTAAAAGTTAAAAATTTTGTAGAACTTTTTAGCGCTATTGAAAATAATACCCATAAGTTTAGGTCTTTTCTTCTTAAAAACCGTGGCAACTCATTCGCTATATTTGTTGATGGGGAACTGGTAGATAATAAAAATTTTATTTTCACGAATATCCGTGGAAAAAAGGTAGATATCTTACCTGTTTTGGCGGGAGCAACCACAGCTATAGCTGTCGAAATCGCCAAAGCTGTTGGGTTTACCGCTAAAACATTTGCCTTTGAAGTTGCGGTGTTTGTATTAGATACCATTATTACCGCTGTTATTACCATGGGCATTAGCGTTTTAATTGCAAAACTAATGGCTCCTGATGATCCTCAAGCTGTAAACACTACTTCTTTTATTTTTGGGTCAGCTGAAAATGTGTCAAGTCAAGGACAGGTTGTTCCTGTTGGTTATGGCAGGATGAGGACTGGGAGCAAGGTGATTTCATCGTCTATAAGTACAATGGATAAGAAAAAATTTGCCGATGAAGATAAGGAAATTTCTACTGCTACGGTATATGGTATGGGGAATATTGAGAGCTTTCATGGTGCACGTATGAGCACTTTACGTTAAAATGATTTATTATAATACAACTCCTGTGCGTGTAGGCAAAAACTGGCATTTGGTCGTCAATGGTGAGTTATGTGTTGTGCCTATATTAGCAGGGCGTCTTATAAAGAGACATGGTGAGGGGTTGATTCCCTCTGAACTACACGAGGTAACAAACGAAAAAGAAGAGACGGTAGAGACAGAAGTGCCGGTACAATCGCCAAAGCGTCCACCTAATGACCAGATACCCATGCCGGGATACGATCATGGGCGAAATCCAAAGCCACCGGATTCAGTTGACCCTGATCTCAAAGTTGACCCAAATATGCCTAATACCGGAAAGGAAAGTTCCGACGAAGATAAAACCCCTCCGAAGACATGGCTGGAGGAGGAGGAGCTTGTTGAAGCTCCAATAGTTTTGACTAGCAGTCCAGAACCATCAAAGACAGTAGAAAAAATTGGCTCAGGTGCTCCTACAGCTACCCCACCTGAAATAAAAACATGGTACGAAAAAAAATTTACAAATGATGACGTGATACCCAATGTGGATCCAACTAATACTATATTAGAGTCAGTAAGTATTTATAAATGTATTGATTTAATAAGCGAAGGGGAAATAGCGGGATTGTGTGATGCGAGAGGCAATTTGATTCAGCTGACAGACAAGACGGATGCCGCATCTTTAGAGAAAAATGAGGATGGATTTCAGGGAATTTATTTCAACGATGTTCCTGTTAAAAATACAAACAGCAACACATTAAATTATGCACGCGCCTTTGCGGAGATTAAATATGGAACATCAGATCAAGGCATGTTGGCTGACAGCACTAATCCAGCGTTATCTCTTCGAGCCTCTTCTCAAACTTTCACCGTGGGCCTTACTTTACCGGAGCTTAACAAAAAAAACTATGAAGCGATATGGGGTCCAGCCACCTTGGTAACTATCCCCAGCACCAACCGGGGCGGCAGCACGGTTACATGGACATATGCAAAGGTCCCTTTTCAACAAGGTGGGGACACCTCTAAGCGTCCACCGGGTGTAAAGGAGAACGGATGGTATGATTTAGATTGGCACGGCCGTGCCCACATCGCTGATAGTTATGGCCGAGGAGGAAGGCGCGTGCAGAGTAATTCTCCTTCTTATTATTTGGGCGGCGGTAGTGAATGGTATGCCATTATGAGTAGAGCGTTTGAGTTGGCTCCTGTTAAATATCAG